TTATTGTCATTCCATGGGAGACGGTTATCTTTAGCGTGATTCTTTTGAACTGAGTACATACCCTCAATTACACGACGGCATACTTCATGCCAACGCTCTTTAGTTCCATCTTCCTTAACACGAGAATAAGTTCTAATAAAAGTAATTTCTCCTAAAGAGTTGCTACCTGCATCTGAAAATCCAAACGGTGCTGGAGTATTACTATATTTATTTACAAAATCCTCTGATAAGCGAAACGAAAAAACATCTGACATTTAAGTATGCCACCTTTCTAATATTAGTTGAGTACTTCTGGAAATCGGAAGTAGTCCTAAGTATAGCATAGAATTAAAAACAATTCCACGCTCAAAATGAATGTATAAAGTTATTGTTTATAGTTAGTACTTTTATGCAATAGAAGTAGTAACAAATTTAGTAATCTCATTACCAAAAACAAATGTAGTAATTGAATACCTACTTCCTTTTACAACTGGAAATACTTGATGCTTAAGAGAGGCATCATGAACAACCATGCTTCCTGCTTTTGGGGTAACGCTTAATCCAAGATCTGGGTATATTAATTCTCCGCCTTCAAAGTCTTCGTTTAAATAAATAGCAATACCAAAGACTATCTTTCTTAAATCATCAGGATTTCCACCATCTATATGTGACCACATAAACTCTGAATTTCTTAGCCTTCTTAGGTCACGAGAATAAACTATTGATTCTTTATTAATAAAAAATGCTTCAATATTTTTATAAATACTTTCCATTTTGCAGTATAATTTATCACCCATATCTTTAACTGTATTCCCTATGTGTAAGGTATTCCAGTCAAGATCTTCTTTAGCTTCAGATAATAAAATAATTCTCTGTTCTTCATCTAAAAACTTTTCAATTTCATATACACCTTCTGCGTGTTTAATTAATTTCATTTTGTTGCTCCAATATGAGGGTGTCCATTAAATATATCATAACGATATGCTTCTTGATTTACTGATTCTGGATCAATCCACCAGTCTTCACTAAGAGTTTGTCCAATTAGTTTGTATCTTAGACTGCTAAGAATTTCTCTTTGAGCATCTCTCATAGAGGCTCTTTTGTAGTCTTGTGATATATCATGTTCAATAATTATAACTGAAAATCTATACTGCAGCATCGGTAGGGCTAAAAGGGCTAACAGGCAATTTCCTTTGTCATGCCCATCTATATCAATTTGCAAAAAGTCAATTGTTTTTGGAAAGTTATTTTCTTTAAAATAGTTAATATAATCAAAGCTAAGTGCATCTTCATTAACGCATTTATTACTGCGATCAGATAAATTATATTTTTCAGCCATGCTCTTATCAATCTCAAGCGCAAGACCTTTCCATCCAAACTCAGACTCTAATAAGGATGTATTGCTTTCAAGATATGGATCTGCTGAGCCTAACTCTACATAAAAACCATTCTTTTTTTCTTGAGTCATAGATATAGCAAATGATTCTTGAAATGTAGAGCTGTTGCTTTTTTTATAGTTATTCATAATTAGTTATACTTGCTACTATTAATATGACATATTTCAATTTCATTTATATTGACATGACTTGGTAATGATCCTACCCAGTAAATTGCTTCTGCTAAATCTTCTGCAGTTAATGCTTGATCCCGTTTTTGTTCTTGGGTATCAATAGTTGCTGGGCAAATTTCTGTAATCTTAATACCAAATTGAGGAAACTCAAGTCTCATTGTATCAATTAAACCACGCTCACCTCTTTTAGCATTTGTATAGTTTCCTCCCCCACGATAAGGAACTTTTCCACCAAAAGATGTAACAAAAATAATAGTTGGCGATTCTGATTTTTCCATACAAGGAGCAAAGAGTTGAGATAGATACATAGGGCCAGTAACATTAATGTCATAGGCTTTTCTAAAATTTTCTGGGGTTTCATTAATAATATAGGTTGGACTTGATCCTCCGCCAGCATTATTAACTAAAAGGTCTAGGGTTATGTCTTTGTATTTTTTAAAGAATACCTCTATTGCCTTAGAATCTGTTATGTCTAATTGATAGACCTCAACATTTTCAGATATTAGTTCAGATACCTTGGATAGGTTCCTTGAAACAGCAATGACCTTATAGCCATTTTTAGACAAGCGCTTAACTGTTGCTAGTCCAACCCCTTTGCTAGCGCCAGTGACTATTGCTGTCTTCATTGATGCTACATAGATCCTTTATGTAGTTCCATGTTATTATGAATCCAGTGTCCTGGAACCATATACTTAAACCCTGTTTTTACAAGGTGGGCAGTATGATGGTATGGTGCTGATGAAGGGAATATTATAATACTTCCAGCTTTAGGCTTAACAGAAAAATCCATCAATTCTGCATTTTCTGGATGATCATAGTCTGGATGAGGAGTTGTTCTATGAAGAACACCCTGGTAGTCAGACATAGTAAAAGATATTTCTCCGCCTTCAAAATCATCATTTAAATACATTACTAAGGAATATCTTAAAGTTTGATCCCCATCTAGCTGGTCAAAATGTGCTCCCATGGAGGTTCCTACAGCATATTTTTTAATATTAAAGGTTGGGAATAATCTTGGCTCATCGTTATCTCCTAAAGCAGTTGCATAGTCTTTAGAAACATCATAGAATGAATCCATAATTGTTTTATATACAAAAGCCATCTTTGATTTATATGGTTCCTCTAAATTATTTATTTGAGCAATATCAAATGTTTTAGTAGATCCGTAAATAAAATTTTTATCATTAGAAGCTGTCCAATCAAACCAGGTAGATGATTCAGAACCTTCTTCTAGCTTGTCTAACTCATCAATAGTGTTCATGAGTAGGTCAAAGTCTTTAACACCATCCTCATAATAGTAAATCTTTTCTTCTAGAATTTTTTTATTCATTTTTTATTCTCCTTAGTATTTGTTATTTTCATAAAAATCTTTTTCTTTAATAAAACCAACCAGAACATATCTAATTGGGCCAGATTGAACATGTCTGACTCCATGGTCAAATTCATCATTGCCTGGAAAAATCAATAAAGATCCTGGCTTTGGCTTTAGCTCTAGATTCTTGTTGGTAAAAAATATTTCTCCACCATTATAGTCATCATTTATATAAATTATAGTTGCATACCTTATTGATGGATCTGTATGTTGATCTGTATGTGCTTTTAGCTCTACGCCATCCTGCATTCGCTGAAAAGTTTTTAAACCACTAACTTGTAAATTTTGATCTGTCTTATTTACAAGATCTTGAAGCTTCTTTGGAATAATATATGAAATTTCATATTCTGATATGTTAAGGTTTTTATCTTCCCAGTTTGATGTAATCTCAAACTTGCCTTCAGCTACAAGATTTTCTACATCATCTCTTCCAAATTTTTCCAAACAAAAAGGCTTTAAATTTTTAAAATACTCTATCTTCCATTCATCTTCATCTGTATTTTTTATAATATTTACAAGTTCTAAAAGATGATCTTTTGATATAAAATCTTCTACAACCAAGACATTATCAATAATTTCATTTACTACAAAACCATTTTCTTCTAACTCATTTTTTAGAAAAGCTGTCATATTAACCAAGATCCTCTACTTTATACTTATTTCCATCTTTGTCAATTTTATATCCTTCTTTAAGTATATCCTGCCACTCTTGTTTTTCAATCTTTTGCATATCTCTAACTCTTTGCATTTCTTCTTTCCACTGTGCTCTAAGCTCTTCTGGATACGCAGATTCTTCTCTATCATCCCAGAATGAACCTATTGTGTATCTAACACCTTTTGTAATTAGGGTTACTTCATGCATATTGTTAAATCCTCCGTCAAAAACGGCAAGCATGCCTACCTGTGGTTGAATCTCTATGTTTTGATCTGGGAATCTAAGAAGTCCACCCTCAAAATCATCATTAAGATATAAAAACCCTGCATAGCGACTTCTTGTAAATGCTCCAGAGTTTCCGTGCTCATCAGTATTATCAGAGTGAACTCTTGCATAGGCTCCAGGCTCCCACTTTTGTGTATGATATCCAATTTTTGAAATTATCTTTGGATCAAGATCGTGTACTGAAGCAATTGCCTCTGGCATTGTTTTTTCAATGTCTGAAAATATAGTTGGAGATAATCCAGCATCAAGGAGTTCTTGATCGTTGTCTTGTGGCAAAACTGAAGAATATGATTCATAAAATGATATTGGCATCCAAGAAATTTTTTCATTATTTGCTTGAGCATCTAAGGCTTGAATCATCTTTTTGCAATCTTCTTTGCTTATAAAATTTTCATAAACAACAATATCTTTTGTTATTCTTTTTTTATTATTTAGATTCATGGTTTTCTATCTCCTGTATGCTCTGTTATCTCCCAAAAGAATGGACAGGTATATCTAATTCCTTCTATTATTTGCGTAACTCCATGAATATAGTTCATATCACCTGGAAAAAAATATGCTGCTCCACGCTTTGGTTTAAACTTAATGTCTTGAACTGGAAAATAAAGTTCTCCTCCAGAATAATCTTCGTTTAGATAAAAAAGACTTGCGATGTCATAATAGGGAAAGTCATTTGGGGTGCCAGCATCTGGACCCTCATGCAACTCTTTATCTGCATGTGGATTTTGAAGTTGTCCAGGTAGCCATCTCACAATGGTTTCTCCTGTTGGCTTTACCTTTACGCTAAAATGTTTTTCAATAACTGGCTCTAGCTTTTTGTATAGGCCTTGAATAATTGGTCTAATTTTAGGATCATTCTTGTCTAGTGTTGGTCCAGTTGCTACACGATCTTTCCAATAATCAGCATCGTATGTAACTGTTCCATTTTCGTTAGCATGGCTCTGAGTAATGTCCCAAACATTAATATTTCTTGCAGCATTTTCTAAAAAAGAAATTTCTTCTTCAGTCATAAAGTTTGCTATTTCAACTATATTTTCTGATCCATTTCCAAAAAATCCAGATGGGGTCATTGATGGTTGTCTTATAACTTTTATTGGCTGATTATCATTCATATTATTATTATACCACTACCCATCTTTTTTATCTGTATAGTCATTTATTTTCATGGTCAATGACTTTAGCTCGTGCTGACCAACCTTATTACCCTTATAGTCTACAGCATCACGATAAAAATTAGTAAACCTACCAGATTTTGATATTTTTTCCCACTCAATTATTTTGTTTTTTCTTTCATCTTCATACTCTTTGTCATATACCTGATCATATAAATCTAATTCAATTTCTGATAAACCCTTTAAAGAGATAGGAATTAGCGTTACTAAAGGAGTTCCAGCTGGTATCACGATATTTGTATTTGGCCTTGTAATTTTCCAGGCAATTGGAAATGTTTCATTATGAAAGGAAGTAGAAATAATAGATGTAAATGGCATTGCACCATCAATAAAATGATTGGGAGGAACAATAGAAAGCATGGACATATTTTCTTCTGTTTTAAATATTATATCGCAATGAAAATTAATTGTGCCATTGGCTCTTCCAGTACTACATAGTTCATGTCCACGAATAATCTTTACATGATTATCCGAACTATCTGATATTCCATCCCAAATAAATTCAACATCTTCTGTAAAAGATATAGAGTATCCAACAGAATTAGCTAATGAAACAGGAAAACACTTATATGCATGTCTGTCGGATGTAAGGTCCATCCAATCTCTTTGAACTTTTGTTTGTTCTATATTAACCTTGCTACCTGGTCTTTTATATGCTTTAATATTTGTCATCACTCATACTTTCTAGGCTGCCAAACTTTATTTTTATAAACTCCACCATTAGGGACCCTGTATTTCATAGAATTGCTGATATTCTTATTATGCATTTTTTTTGAATCTTCAATAACAATTTCAGAATACCAGTTATCTCTTTTAAATGGAATGACTTGGGCATATGGAGTTCCTGCTTTGATTACTCCAGAAAATCCCTTTACAACAAAAAATGGAAAAGATCCAGGAAGGTTGACGCTATCGTTATCTATAATTCCTGAAACTGTTAAAAAGGGAAGCTCAAATCTATTGAATGGTTGCGAGTATAAAACACTATAGCCTTTAGGTGTTTCAATTGCCCAGTCTGGCATCCAGGCAAAATGATCAGCATAATATCCTTGTGGATGTTGAAACTGAGGCATGGCTGGTCTTGGAGTACAAAAATCTTGATACATTTTATCTTTAATAATTACAGACAACTTGCCAGATTCATCTATAAACTCTATATCACATGGTGTTTTTAGAGTATAACCTGTAGTCATTATGTCAAAAATTGCTGGGCATGCCTTCCAGGTTGGCATTTTTCCACCATCAGGCATATTCCAAAAATCACCGTCTGGCTTTTTAAAAAACCTGTCAGCCTTCCTATACCAATCTGGAATAGTTTTTACTATGGCAGCAGGTACAGAGTTGCTTTCTTTATTAAGCCATGGCCTATTGGATACAAAAGATATCAAATTTTTCATGAATTGGTTTCTTGATAAAATTCTGGCTTATGAAATTTATCACTATAGTCAAGCATTGTAACTAATGAATATTTAGTTCCAGAATGTACTACCTTTGCTTGGTGAGGATACATAAAGTTTGATGGAAATAAGACAACATCTCCAGCTTTTGGAATGTAGTTGATTCCCTGCAGTCTAAAGAAAAGCTCTCCACCTTCATAGTCATCGTTTATGTATGCAACAAGAGACAGTGTACAGTTATATGAGAATCCATGATCATGGTGCTCCATAAAGTGATGCCCTTGCTCATATTTTATAAAATTAAATGCTTCCCAGTATCTTAGGTTATAAATATTAAAACGCTTACAATAATCATCTACTGCAGTTTTTTGTCTATCATAACAGTCTTGCCATATTGATTGAAGTTTTATAGACTCTTCTGACTCGTCTTTTTCAATATCAGTTTTTTTAAATTTAAAGTCAACACAATTTCTATACTCAGGTATTAATTGTTGATACCCCACATATGCTGGCTGCCATGAATAACCAGTGGAGCCTACTGGTTTTAGTACAGACTCTAATCTATTAATAATATCTAGTTCTTCTTGAAGAACATCGTGATATACCATTATTCCTGGAGCAATTTCTTCACAGCTACTCCAAGAAACCAGCTCTTGATTATTTATGCTCATTTTTTCTCCTTGTTTTATTGTTGTGAATGTCCTAAAAGATTTATATCAGACATAATAACTATACAGTATTTTGTTCCTTTTTTCATAGGAAGTGAGGAATGTTCATAGATATAGTTAGATGGAAAAATAGCAATATCACCAATACTTGGAGAATATTTTAATTCATCAAGTCTGGGAAAATATAACTCTCCACCCTCGTAATCATCATTTAAATAAACCACAATAGAGACTGTTGTGTTATAGTGTGGACCGTGGTCTGCATGTATTTTAAACTCTTGACCCTGACCTTCATACTTTACAAAATTAAAAGCTTCGTAATAGCAAACATTTATTCCCCAATATTTTGCGTAATCATCTACACATTTTTTTACAATATTAAATGTTTTGGCATAGATATCATGTAAATCTTTGTTAGATTCATTTATGACCCCTAAAGTTTTATCAGTAAACTTAAAGTCTGAACAATCTCTTGCTGCTTTAATTGGTTTATCAGAATTAGTTACCTGAGCCTCTCTCCAACCATACACAAGACTATTTGATAAAGTATTTTCTAAAGTATTTATAATCCATAAAGAATCTTCCTTGGTTATGGCGTTTTCATAAATATTAAGTCCAAGTCCTGGATTAGAAACTAAAATATTATCAAAAGACCTGCTGATTCGCTTTGATGAAGACTCTGATCTATCTTTTGTAAACCAAGTATTTTCTTCTTTATACATATACAACCCACCTTTTTATTAAGTATACCATATTAACGAAAGATTATACCTACATGTGATGTTTAGCCTTGAATTAGAAAGCTATATAAAATCCTAGAATATTAGCACTTCCCTATGCAAGCTCTTGTTCAAGCTTGAAAAATAGTTTATACTTCAATATCGCCCATGCCACCATCAAAATATGGGAAGAATGGACCAAATGAAGGTGGGAAGAACGGCGGGAAGAAGGGGAAAAACGGCGGGAAGAACGGTGGAAAGAACGGGAAGAATGGGAAATATGGTGGAAAGAACGGTGGAAAGAACGGTGGAAAGAACGGTGGGAAGAATGGTGATAGTGTTGTAACTGATGCAGATGCTGGAGAAGCTATTCCTTGACCATTGGCATTGGTTGCTCTAACAGTATAAGTTTGAGATGTTCCTGCGGTATCTGCAATAACAATTGGAGATGAAGCACCTGTTCCAGAAGTTTCATCACTTCCATTAACTGTATAAAGTGTGATTACAGATCCACCATTTGCTGGTGCTGTAAATGCAATAGAGTTTTGATTAACTCCAGCAGTTGCTGTTGGAGCTGACATGGTTGCTGGAACTGTTGTTATTGTTACCGATGCAGAAGCAGAAGAAGCAGCAGACGTTCCTGTAGCATTTGTTGCGGTTACTGTAAAGGTATATGCAGTATTAGACTGAAGACCAGTTACTGTAAGTGGAGAGCTTGCACCAGTTGCTGTAAAAGATCCAGGAGATGATGTTGCTGTAAAAGATGTAGCAGCAGGAGAAGATCCTGGTAGAGAAAATGAAACAGTTGCTGCTCCATCATTAAAAGCACGACCAGTGCCAACATTTGTTCCTGTAACTTCAGTCGGTGCTAATGGCTGTAAAAAATCATTTGCCGCTTGAGACTTTCTGCCTGACTTCTTACCTGCTGCCATTTTATTCTCCCCTATATTTTCTTAAGCTGTCAAATCGCCGTAAACAACCCAGGTATTTGCTTCTCTCTTAAAGAGAGTTGCAGATGACCATTGTGTACGAAGCTTTAATCCTGGTGTTGAGTTCACTGTTACCCCAGCATCCCCAGCAATTGTTACCTGTCCAGTAGAGGTTTGAAGGATATCAATTGATGTTCCTACTGGGAAGGCTACTGCTGAGTTTAGGGGAATTGTAATTGTTGTTGCTGTTGCCTTTGCAACCTCAATTAAAGAATCTCTCTCCGTTAGAGCTGACAGAGTATAAGAGTCTGTCTTTTGAATAATTGGTGTTCGTGATGGAACACCTTCTTTAGTTTGTGTGCCGTCAGAAAATGCTACACCAGATGCTGAGGCTGTTACAAGACCAGAGAATGTTGGATTGTTAATAACAGAAACTTGATTTCCAGCAACAGAGACATTTGTTCCTGCTGTAATTGTTCCTGCACCTGAAAATTGACTAAATGCAATTGCATCTGTACCAATTGTCCCTACTATATTTGTTTGTACCCAACCAGTATTATCATATAAAGTTCCACCAGTTACGAACACAAAGTCTCCACCGTCAATTTCTGATGGTGAATCAAAATCTGCTGCTCTTGAAGGAGCACCAGATGCTGCTACTATATAAATACCGTTTTCAGACGCTGTTGACTGGTTCTTAACAAGAATTCTATTTCCTGTTGCAAGAGTTACACCATCAAGGGTATCTCCATTTTCAACATCTGTTGCAAGTGTAATGTTTGCAGATGTTGCTGCTACTACAGAAGCATGTACATGTAAACCTTCTGCAATTGAGTCAACATATTGTTTTGTTGCTGCTCCAAGCGCTGTTGCTGGATCTGCATGAAGAACTACTGCGCCAGTAAATGTTGCACCAGAAAGTGCGGCTTTTGCAGCAAGATCTGTTGTAAGATTTGTAATATCTGATTGTGCGTGGGTGTGTGATGAAGCAGCCTTGCCATCAATTTGTGTTTGAATTGCTGAGGTAACTCCGTCAACATAATTAAGCTCAGTAGCGGTTGCTGTTACTGCAACATCTTCATTAATCTTAGGGCTTGTAAGAGTTTTACCAGTCAAAGTTTGTGTGTTGCTTGCTGTAGTTAAAACAGATGTATCTACAATTCCATGGACATTAGTTGTGTCTGAATTGTGTGTACTTACAGCAGTATCTGCATATGTTTTTGTGGCAAGCTCTGCTGTATCAGCAATTCCATGAACTGATGTAGTATCTGAGGTATGTGTAGAAAGTGATGAAGAAGCTGCACCATCTGCATAAGCTTTTGTAGCAAGCTCTGCAGTGTCTGCTATTCCATGGATTGAGGTTGTGTCTGAGGCATGTGATCCTATCTCATTTGTTACATAGGTTTGTGTAGCAATTGTTCCTGTTTCATTTGGAAGAGTTAAAGTTCTATCTGCTGTAGGATCTGTTACATTTAGTGTAGTTTCAAAATCATTTGCTGTTGTACCTTCAAAGACAATCCCTGTTGTAGCATTAATTGTTGTGCTATTAATAGTAGTAGTTGTACCACTTACAGTTAGGTCTCCTGAGACTGTAACATTACCGCTACCGTCAGCCAAAACGACTGTTCCTGTAGCATCTGGTAGAGTAATTGTACGATCAGCAGTTGGATCTGTAACCTGAACTGTTGTCTCAAAAGCATTCGCAGTTGCACCTTCAAAAACAATGCTTGAGCCAAATGCTGGGTTTACTGTTGAGTTGGCATCAATGAAGTAATCAAGGTTGATCCAGTGATTTGTTCCATCACCAATTTTAAATTTATTTGTATCGGTTTCAAATCCGATTTCACCAGCATTAAGGATAGGACCATTGCCAGAGTTTGTAGAAACCCATTGAGCTGCAGTTCCTCTGCGCTGTTGCATTCTTGTTGCCATTTATAGTCTCCTCTATCGGTGTCTTATAGTATTATATCAGATAATTAACTAAAATTATCTAATGGGCTTCCGCCGTCGTAGCTGTTATTCCAATAGTCTGAATCGTAAAATCCAGCAATTTCAGTTGATGTAAATATTGAATCATAGAACCCCGCATCCTGGAATATTGAAACAATAAGCCCTGTTCCATCAATTGCAGTATCGTGAATATGCTGTCTAAGGTCAGCGGTATCTGAAAATGTTGCAATCATAATCCAGTCAGCAGCATCAGTAGAATATACAGATATGTGGCGTGACACTGTGTCAAACCACAACTGTCCATTTACTGGTGTTGCTGGCGCTGTTGATGCTGGTGCAGCAACGGCTCCTTTGCTATCTACATACAGTTTTGTTGCTGCGTGTGTGTTTTCGGTAGGAGTAGCAACTGTAACAGTTCCTCCAAAGGTACCGCCTTGGTTTACATCTAAACCATGCTTTACTTTAAAATCTTTATTTACAGTTGCCACTTCTAGCCTCTTTTCCTAATTATGCTTCAATGTAGGTCTTGCTAATCTTAACAGAAGTATCTGCTGATGCTGCTGTTACCTGAAGAACAACACTGCCAGAGCCATCATAGGAAGCATCTGTTGTTCCTAGTTGACCATTGCTTTGTATATTAGCATATTCTGTTACATAAACATTGTTTGATCCGTCTACGGCTACAAGAACTTCAATAACCTCAATGTCGCCAGACTTCTTTAACTGAACTACATATTTAGCAGCAGAATATGTTGCTACTGGCCATGCATCAATATTTGTTGATGAAGTTCCAGCGGTTCCTGTATTAGAACCAATAAGAGCATCTCCAAATGCAATGGTTGTTGCAGTTGCTGCACCAAGGACTGGAGTAACGAGAGTTGGTGTATTAGCAAATACTAGAGCACCAGTTCCTGTTTCATCAGTTACTGCTGAAGCAAGGTTTGCTGAAGAAGGGGTTCCCAAGAATGTTGCTACGCCAGTTCCAAGACCAGAAACATCGTTTGCAATTCGTACTGTAAGTGTATTGTCTGCACCACTGATTGTCTTGTTTGTAAGAGTCTGTGTTGCTGCTGTTTCTAGTGTACCGTTTAGGTAAAATGCCTTGCCAGAAGCAAGGTTGATGTGTTCAGATGAGGTCCATGCATCAGTTGCATCTACCCATGAGAAAGTCTTGTCTGTAGCACCCTTAAGAGTAATACCACCACCATCTGCTCCTGCATCTGTTGGAGTTGCCACTGAACCAAGTGTGAGGTTCTTATCATCAACTGTAATTTCTGTTGAGTTAATTGTGGTTGTTGTACCATTAACTGTTAGGTCCCCTGAAAGAACCAAAGATGTACCAGTTGCAGCACCAATGTTTGGTGTTACAAGTGTTGGGGTATCAGCAAAAACAAGTCCGCCAGTTCCAGTCTCATCAGAGATTACTGAACGAAGTTCTGCTGAAGTTGTTGCTGCAAAAGCATCCAACTTGTTATTTGTAAGAGCAACAGTACCTGTAGCATCTGGCAAAGTAATAGTGCGGTCTGCTGTAGGGTTTGTTACTGTAAGAGTTGTTTCGTTATCGTCTGCAGATGAACCTTCAAATACAACACTTGAGTCATTAAGAGCAAGGCCAGTTACTACTGGGCTTGTAAGTGTCTTATTTGTAAGTGTCTGAGTATTTGTTGTACCAACAACTGCTCCAGTTGCACCGTGTGCCTCTGTTGCACCTGTATGAGTTGTAAGGTCTGAAGAAGCAGCCTTATTGTTCAACTGAGTCTGAATTGCTGAAGTTACACCATCTGTATAGTTAATTTCTGTTGATGTTGCTGTAATTGCTACATCTTCGTTAATCTTTGGTGAAGTCAGTGTCTTGTTTGTAAATGTTTCT